TAATTTCCGTGGAGCTGCACGCGATATTGGATGGCAAGTTCGCCAATGTTTGATCTGGAAGAAATCATCTCTCGTTCTCGGAAGGCAGGATTTTCAATGGCAGCATGAGCCTTGCCTTTATGGATGGAAAGAAGGCGCTGCTCATCTTTGGGCAAATGATCGCAAGCAAACCACCATTCTTGAGTTCAACAAGCCGTCTCGCAATGGCGAACATCCGACGATGAAGCCTGTCGAGTTGTTCGAGTATCAGATGCTCAACAATACCAAGGGTGCTGATATCGTCCTCGATTCGTTTGGTGGATCTGGCACAACCATGATCGCAGCCGAAAAGCATGGTCGACACGCACGCCTCATGGAACTTGATCCCAAATACTGCGATGTGATCATCAAGCGTTGGCAGGACTTCACTGGGCAGAAAGCTATCCACGCTGAGACGGGGGAGGTGTTCGATGGTTAAATATATTTCCGAATTTCAATCAGGACGTTTGGCTGCAATGGCTGGGCTAAAACGTGATGGTAGAAGGTCTAAAGAATGGATTGAGGGATACGACCAAACAAAGCGCGCCAAGGACGCAAGTTATGCCTCACGTTAACCTCACTGCAAAGCAGGAAGCGTTCTGCCAGGGCATTGCTGATGGTCTGGGGCAGGCTGATGCGTATCGTGCGGCTTATGGATGCGCTGACTGGAAGGATAACGTGATTTATTCCAAGGCTTCCGTTCTGATGAAGAATGGCAAGGTCATGGAAAGAATCCGTGAGCTGCGATCGTCGGTTGAAGAAAAGCAGCTCTGGTCCCGTGAAATGTCGGTTAAGGCTTTGGTGCAGGCATATCGGGAAGGCAGCGGCTCGGTGAAGGTCGCGGCGGTCAAAGAGCTGAACGCAATGCACGGATACAACGAGCCAGCCAAGGTCAACATCAATGGCAATCTTGTGGCGAAGGTTGTCCGCCAGGTGATCGATGGCCCAGACGCTAACGATTAAGACACCGCGCTGGTTCAAGCCGTTCCTGCAGCCCAGTCGCTATAAGGGCGCGCACGGTGGGCGCGGTTCCGGCAAGTCTCACGCATTTGCCGAGGCGGTGATCGAGGCGCACGTGATGGACCCAAAGCGCCGCACGGTCTGTGTGCGCGAGATCCAGAAGTCCCTGGCGCAGTCGGTCAAACGCCTGCTGGAGCTTAAGATCGAGCAGCTGGGCGTGCAGTCATACTTTGAGATCCAAGAGGCGCAGATCAAATCGCGGCATGGCGATGGGCTGATCATCTTCCAAGGGATGCAGAACCACACCAGCGATTCCATTAAGTCGCTCGAAGGCTATGACTGCGCCTGGGTGGAAGAGGCTCAAAGCCTGTCTCAAAGGTCGCTAGACCTATTGCGCCCTACAATCCGCAAGCCAGACTCTGAGCTATGGTTCACATGGAACCCGTTGAACAACACCGATCCGGTGGACACACTGCTGCGCGGCGACAAGCCACCGCCAGATGCGATCGTGCGTGAGGTTAATTACAAGGACAACCCATGGTTTCCTGACGTTCTTAAGGCTGAGATGGAATATGATCGAGGCCGCGATCCTGACAAATACAAGCACGTTTGGCTTGGTGGATATGTCAGCAACTCCGAGGCCCGTGTGTTCCGTAACTGGCGCATCGAGGAGTTTGAGACCCCAGCTGATGCCACGCACCGCTTTGGCGCTGACTGGGGCTTCGCATCAGATCCGACCGTTCTGATCCGCTGCCACGTCATTGGCCGCACGATTTATGTGGACTATGAAGCCTATCGTGTTGGCTGCGAGATCATGGACACGCCTGATCTATTCCTGACCGTGCCAGAGTCCGAGAAGTGGCCGATCGTGGCTGACAGCGCCAGGCCGGAGACGATCAGCCATATGCAGAAGAATGGCTTCCCCAAGATCATGCCAGCCGTAAAAGGGCCGAAGTCGGTCGAAGAAGGGATCGAATGGCTCAAGTCGCATGACATTGTGGTGCATCCTCGATGCCAGCATACGATCGATGAATTGACCTGCTACAGCTACAAGACCGACCCGCTGACTGGAGCAATCTTGCCAGTTCTTGCAGATCGTGATAATCATCTAATTGACGCACTGCGTTATGCGTGCGAGGCAAGTCGTCGCGCAGCACCTAAAAAGGCTGTCGAGGTCAAACCTCTCGCAACGATGAATAGGTGGTAAATGGCTCGACTGACCAAGGATCAACGACTTGCTAATGTGCATTACAATGCGCTGACCGAGTTCGACCGCTGCCAGTCATCGATGCGCGATGAGCGCCTGCAGTGCCTCCAAGATCGCCGCTTTTACTCATTGGCTGGTGCGCAATGGGAAGGTCCGATCGGAGAGCAGTTTGAGAACAAGCCGCGCTTCGAAGTGAACAAGATTCACATGAGCGTGATCCGCATCATCAACGAATATCGGAACAATCGCATCAGCGTTGATTTTGTCTCCAAGGATGGGACCAAGGACGACAAGCTGGCTGAGACCTGCAACGGTCTTTATCGCGCTGACGAACAGGATAGCGTGGCCGATGAGGCTTTCGACAATGCCTTCGAGGAAGGCGTTGGCGGTGGCTTTGGCGCTTGGCGTTTGCGCACCGTTTATGAAGATGAAGAGGACGACGAGAACGAGCGCCAGCGGATTCGCTTTGAGCCGATCTATGACGCTGACAGCTCGGTGTTCTTTGATCTGAACGCAAAGAAGCAGGATAAGTCGGACGCGAAATATTGCTTTGTCCTCTACTCGATGACGCCAGAATCCTACAAGGCTGAGTGGAACGACGACCCGACGACATGGCCGAAGGTCATTCATCAGTATGAGTTTGACTGGGATACGCCTGATGTTGTGTTCGTGGCGGAATATTACCGCGTCGAGGAAGTGCGCGAGACGATCCGCATCTTCCAGACCATCGATGGCTCAGAAGAACGCTATACCCAGGCTGACTTTGACGCAGACGAAACGCTTGAGGAAACGCTGGCAGCTGTCGGCACCATCGAGGTGCGCCAGAAGCGGGTGAAGCGCCGCCGCGTTCACAAGTATATCATGAGCGGTGGCGGCATCCTTGAGGACGCTGGCTATATTGCTGGTAAGAACATCCCGATCGTGCCGTATTATGGCAAGCGTTGGTTTGTCGATAATGTCGAGCGTTGCATGGGCCATGTGCGCCTGGCGAAAGATCCGCAGCGCCTCAAGAATATGCAGCTGTCCAAGCTGGGTGAGATCAGCGCGCTGTCCTCGGTTGAAAAGCCGATCCTGACACCGGAGCAGGTCGCTGGCCATCAGGTGATGTGGGCCGAGGACAATATCCGCAACTATCCGTATCTGCTGGTCAATCCGATCACTGGTCCGAATGGTGAGATGCAGGCAGCTGGGCCAGTTGCTTATACCAAGTCGTCTGACATTCCGCCTGCGATGGCCGCATTGCTGCAGCTGACCGAGCAGGACATGGCCGAGATCCTCGGCAACAATCAGCAGGCCGACAAGATGGTCAGCAACATCAGCGGCAAGGCCGTTGAGCTGATCCAGACGCGCCTCGATATGCAGTCGTTCATCTACATGACCAATATGGCCAAGGCCATGCGGCGCTGTGGTGAGATCTGGCTGTCGATGGCCAAGGACATCTATGTCGAGGAAGGCCGTAAGATGAAGGCCATCGACCAGATGGATCAGGTTTCCTCTATCGAGTTGATGAAGCCGACGATTGACACGGAAACAGGCGAAGTCGTTTATGAGAACGATCTGAGTAAAGCCACGTTTGACGTTGCTGTTGATGTGGGGCCGTCCTTCACCAGTCGCCGCGAAGCAACTGTCCGTGCGTTGACTGGCATGATGCAGGTCACGTCCGATCCTGAAACGCAGATGATCCTGCAGTCGATGGCGATCATGAACATGGACGGCGAAGGCATTAGCGACATCAAGGACTTCTTCCGCCAAAAGCTGGTTCAAATGGGCGTGGTCAAGCCGACCGAAGAAGAGCAGATAGCCATGATGGAAGCTATGATGGCACAGGGCCAAGCGCAGCCAGATCCGCAATCGATGTATCTGATGGCGGAGGCAACCAAGGCCCAAGCGCTGGCCGTCAAGGCTCAGGCTGATACAGAATACACGCTGGCTCGGACGCAGGAAACGCGCGCCAAGACGGCTGAGACCATCTCGAATATCGACATTGACCAGCGCAGGTCGGCAGTCGAGACGGCTGAAAAGATTGGGCAAGCAGTTGCCCAGGCTAATGTGGTCCCACCCACCACGCAATTTGGGTGAGTTTGACGGGGTAATCTATGAAAACGGCAGAACTGGAGAACGACGACATTCTCGACAACATCGAGATCAATGCAGACGCTGACAGCGCAACCGATGATGAGACCAATGCCATCCCGGTTGATGAAGGCGAAGGCGGCGATGATGAGGAAGATGAAGTTGTCATTTCCATTGGTGAGGAATCGCCACCTCAAGAGGAAGAGCAGCGTGCGCCTGAATGGGTGCGCGAATTGCGTAAGGCAAATCGGGAGAAAGAACGTAAGATCCGCGAACTCGAAGCGAAGCTGAACGCTACCGCAACTGAGACCAAGCCGGTTGCACTGGGGCCGAAGCCAACGCTCGAAAGCTGTGATTATGATTCCGATGAGTATGAGAACAAGCTTGCAGTTTGGTATGAGCAAAAGCGCGAAGCCGATGCTGCCGAAGCCAATGCAGCAGCCCAGCGAGATGCTGAGGCTAAAGCATGGCAGGACAAGCTAGATTCCTATGCGAAGGCGAGAGCCTCGCTAAAGGTGCGCGACTATGAGGAAGCCGAGGCTGTTGCCTTGGAGACCTTTAACGTCACGCAGCAGGGGATCGTTCTTCAAGGCTCTGACAACCCGGCATTGCTTGTTTACGCACTTGGCAAGAGCCAAAAGCGTGCCAAGGAACTCGCCTCAATCACTGACCCCGTGAAGTTTGCCTTCGCGGTTGCAAAACTGGAGACGCAGTTGAAAGTCACCAATCGTAAGGCAGCAGCAGCGCCTGAGCGCACCATCGCCACTGGCGGCGGACGCATCTCTGGCTCTGTGGACTCAACCCTCGAACGCTTGCGTGAGGAAGCCTTGAAGACCGGAGATCTCTCGAAGGTCATGGCTTACAAGCGCGGCAAGAAAACCTAATTTGGAGTAAGTTAAAATGGCAAATGCCTTTTCAAAAGAAGAAATTGTTGCCTTTGAGAACATCCTCGAAGGCTTC